TAATGTTCACCCATACCAGCACGGTGCTGGATAGGAGATACAACAATGCAATACGCCAATCACATCGGTTACAGCGACGTCAACCCGTTCGAGATTATCCGCAAGATCAGCGACAAGACTATCGAGATCCGCGCCATGAATGCCGAGCGCGATCCGAACTGGAAGCCTGACTTTGTCGCTGGCGGGTTCTGCGGCACGGTCGTCAATCAGCGTGACCAGCGTTGGATTATCTCCAGCAGCGCGGATGCCCCGGCTGTTCGCATTCGCCTTGGCAAACAGGGCTGGAAGGATGCCAACGGTCGCCGCTTCCAACTCTCTGATGAGCCGGTCAAGTTTTACGACTACAACTTTTAATTGCAGCAGGCGGGGACTTCAAACCCGCCGCCCCTCCCGGGGCTTGACTTCCCCTTAACCGACGTTACGATACACAACATAACAACGACGGAGATACGAGATGAACAACGCATGGTGCTTTCAATGCCAAGTCGCCGAAGCCATCTGCGACGATTACTGCGTCGCCTGCGAGATCAAGTTCTTCCGCGCCAACCTCGACGAGCAGCCGGATCTGTTCGAGCAAGTCGAGCGTGACCCGGTTCGCTTCGCCGCTTGGATTCCCGTAGTCAAGGCTTTGCAGGAGGCCGCATGAACCAACCCGCCTATCACGCCGAACTCGAGCGCGTCATCCAAGACCTGATCAAGTTCGTCGACAACAAGTCGCTCGACCCGATCATTGTGCAGGCGATCAACTACGCCTACGTCCTCGGCAAGAACGATGGCTACGTCAATGGCGTACAGGCTGTCTCGGGAGACCAGCGATGAAGTCGCCTTGGCCCCAGTTCATCGGACTGATCATTCTGTTTTTACTGGCTGCCGCACTCGACCCGTGCGGTGACCGTGGATGCACCAAACAAGAGGAGGTACAGAGCCGTGAGTGATTTAGCGCCTTGGGGCAACGACGACCAGAGTTGGTGGCAGCAGCAGGATCAGGAGCTCGCCGAGCGTGACGAGCAGGAGCGCATAGCCGCCTGCGATCGCGCACTCGCCGAACTGAACGCCATCATCGAAGACGAACTCAACAAGATCTACCGGAGCCTGCCATGAGCGAACTGCTAAAGATAAACGTCAACGACCACATCGAGAAGAAGGGCAACCTGTCCTATCTGTCGTGGGCGTGGGCATGGGCCGAGGTGCTGAAGATCGACCCGGCTGCGCGCTACACCGTCCACGAATACGACGGCCTGCCGCTGGTCTATCTCAAGGATCAGACCGGAATGGTCAAGGTCTCGGTCGAGATCAAGGGCGACATCAAGACTTGCCTGCTGCCAATCATGGACAATCGCAACCGCGCCATCCAGAACCCAGACTCGTTCGCCACCAACACCGCAATCATGCGCTGCCTTACCAAGTGCATCGCGCTACACGGGCTCGGCCTGTACATATTCAGCGGAGAGGATCTGCCGGAAGCGGAGCGCGAGGAGCTGGATGCGGAGATCGACGGCAAACTCGCCGTCTGCACCAGCATCGACGCTCTGACCATCCTCTTCAAGTCGCTACCCGAGTCGACTCGAGCCAACTACGTCGACAAATTCGCAGCCCGCAAGAAGGAGCTCGCCTAATGGAACAGCGTACAGACGAATGGTTCAATGCTCGGGTCGGTGCCGTCACCGCCTCCGCTATCTCCAACGTAATGATGGACAAGTCGAAGGCCGGTTATCGTAACTACATGGCGCAGCTCGTCTGCGAGCGCCTCACAGGACAGCCTACGGAGACGTATACGAGCCCGGCCATGCAGCACGGCATCGACACCGAGGCCGAGGCCAGAGCCGCCTACAGCGCCCGTGTGGGGCAACTGGTCGAAGAGGTCGGGTTCATCAAGCACCCGAAGCTCGAGGCCGGTGCGTCGCCGGATGGCCTCGTCGGTACGGAAGGCTTGGTCGAGATCAAGTCTGTCCAGCCAGCGACCGCCTTGGACATCATCGAGAGCAAGAAAGTTCCCACCGAACACCGTCTCCAGATGATGTGGCAGATGGCCGTGACCGGGCGTGACTGGTGCGACTACGTTGTGTATCAGCCGAAACTGCCCGAGCGCTTGCGCCTGCACATCATCCGAGTTCACCGCGACCAGCCGCAGATCCTCGAGATCACGCAGGCCGTGACGAATTTCCTATCTGAAGTTGACCGCAAAGTGAATAACCTTAAGGAGTTGAGCCTGTGAAGCAATACGACAACACGAACCGCGGCCTGCTAGCCAAGAACGATCGCAAGCAGAGCGAGCAGCACCCGGAGTACACCGGCAGCATCAACATCAATGGAGTCGAGTATTGGCTCTCGGCGTGGGTCAAGGTCGGCAAGAGCGGCAGGCTCGAGGGGCAGAAGTATTTCAGCCTGTCGGTCAAGGCAAAGGATGGGCTGCCGGAATCGCGCCCTGTGCCGAAACAACAGCAGCCTGTGACCGAGACGTTCAGCGATGACGACATCGGCGCGATCCCGTTTTAAGTAAGGAGGATTCCTTACCATGCGCCGCGTAATAGCCAGAGGCACACCGCCCGATCAGATCGCAAACGCGATCAGCAATATGGTCAGCAGACTTGACCCGGCGCAGAGCTGGCAGATCACCGTCGAGGCATTCAAGCCAAAACGTAGCGACCAACAAAACGCCTTCCTCTGGGGTGTGGTGTACCCATCCATCCTAGAGGGAGGCGGCGAGGCGCTGCGAGGCTGGACGACAAACGATCTGCACGAATACTTCTTGATCGAAGCCTTCGGTTCTGAAGTCATCGAGGGGTTCGGCAGGAAGCGGCACAAGCCTCTGCGCAGATCCAGCAAGTTGACCAAGCAGGAATTCAGCGACTACCTTGCCATCATCGAGGCCAAATGTGCAGAGCTTTGCATCCATATCCCAGAGCCTAACTACGAGGCTGGCTGATGCCGTTCAGTCTTGCAGTTCCGCGGTTCGTCATTGACCAGAGCTGGCGCTACTCCAAGCGGGTCAAGATGGGCCATCGGAACGACGGCAGCGACGGCAACAGCGAGCAGCAGCTGGTTGGCGTGATCGGGCAGAATATGGTCAACCTTGCCCTTGGCAAGCCATTACTGCAAGACGATACGGGATTCGATGGCGGCGTTGACTTCGAGGTGTTTGGCATCCGATTCGACGTCAAGACGATGGGGCGAACAACTGATCCGCAGCCTAGCTTTGTGAACAACCTGCTACGGTCACAGATCAAGTTTGCCTGCGATGCTTACTTGTTCTTGAGCTTTAACAAGCAAACCTTTCAACTAACATTCTGCGGCTGGATTCCAAAAGAGTCGTTTATGTATCACGCAAAACTCTACGAGAAAGATGCCGTCAGGCAGAGATTCGACGGCACAGAATTTCAGTTGAAAGCAGACACGTTTGAAATCCAGAACCATCAGCTACGCAATGCCGCAGCGAGTTGGCCCGAGCTGATCGCTGAATGGCACCGCTTTGCTGAAGATAACGTTATATGAACTGTTTAAGTTGCCGCTACTCCAAACACGACGGCAAACAATTATTCTGCACGGCTAATGATTGGCCTGCGGAATGGCGCTGCAATCACTTCATGTACGAACCCGGCACCGACGAGGTGGAGCATGACGATCGACAACGAAAGCCCAGCGGGAGCGTGGGCAAACGAACTCAAGGCCGCGCCGTGGGGCTACGGCCAAGAGCGTGATTGGCGCATTGATAACGCGCTAGCCAATATCAGGATGCGTGGCCTCTGGTCGGAGGCCAGCACCCTAGTGGCAGAGATCAATGCCTTGAAGGCAGAGATCAACCGGCTCAACCGTAGTACGGCTCAACATCCTCAATGTCTATGATAAAGGTCTGATCAGACGGATCGATCGGACTTGTCGACACGTTTACTACTTGAACAGCGACCAAATTATCTGCGTCATCTTTTGCATAAAAGCCGTAAAGCGTATTGCTAGAGATGAGCGAGTATTGTGGGCGACCCGAAACTGAACTGGTTCGCTTGCATCCGTCGATCTGGATAAGGGCAGCGGTTCCGGTATTGGCGCTGATGGTGCTGAAGTTGTAGGTGGCGGTTGCTCGGAGCCGAAGGAACGAATTGGGATTCGTTGGCGTGGCATCCCACGCAACCAACTTCGGCCAATTCGATTGATAGTTATCCTTCACGACGTAGTAGTTCGTGCCTACCGCAGCGGTCGAGCAGACCGTGACAAAGCCAGCCGTGCCAGCAGTCGCATTCGCTGTCGCCGTGTTGTTGCGAACCACCAAGTGATTCAGCTGACTGCTGCCACTCAAGTAGGTGTTGTCACCGTACAGAATGCAAGCAGACAGGCTGCTCGTCACATTGCGACGAATGAATCGATTGTTCTCGATGGTGATCTCTGTGCCGTTGAGAATGTAGATGTTCGGCGGCAGCGCAGCCGTAACAGCCAGATCGTCATCGAAAGTGTTGTTGAAAATATTCACAGCGCTTGTCGAATACGAGGTCGGGATCGCTTGCTCACCGATCAAGATCGTGTGGACAGCGTTGCCGCGGTTCGTGAAGCTATTGCCCTCAACGAGAATGTTGGTGCAGTTCGCCGCGTCAGATGTAACGTGTGAAATCTCAAGGCAGCAGTCTTTGCAATTGTAGAACTTGTTGCCCGTGAACGTCACATCGGTTGACCGAGCAATTACAGCAGCAGCACGGAAGCTTCCGTCGCCGACCGTGCTTCGATGGTTGATGATCAAATTGTTTGCAATGATGTTTCCGCAGTTAACGCCAGCGCCCTGATAGATCGAGTGCCGACCGCAGTTGTCAAAGATGTTTTCCGTGACCGTGACCTGCGTCGCCTTCGCCATCAGGACTCCGTAGCCGGAGCCGGAGACGGTACCGAGAATGTCCTTGAACGTATTGGAATAGCAGAAGCCCTTCGTCCAACTGCCGCTCAAGTTTGCGTTGTGCGCGATGCCGACATTGATCTTGCTGATGTTCAGATCATGGAACCGGGTGTTGCTGATCGTCTGGCCGGAGTCGCAACCAATCGCGGTCTGTGCATACGAGGAGTTGTTATCGCCCTCAAGAGTTAAACCGTCGATCTCAATCTCATCGCAGGTTCCGACGAGCTTAAAGATATACGCACTCGAGGCAGCGCCAGAGAGAAACACCCGCCCCTTTCCGGTCAAGCGAATGCGTGACTTGCTAGTGATTGTGAGGCTTGCCGTGACCTTGTAGTTGTTGCTGAAAAGCAAGGTGTCGCCCGAGGACAAGGCATTCAGAGCCGCTTGTATCGCAGCCGTATCATCGGCCACGCCGTTGCCCACAGCACCATAGTCCTCGACCGTGATGGCCGATTCCGGGGACGTTGCCGCGGTCGGTTCGCCATTGGTGTCGAACTTGAGGAATTTTCCAGCACGGTCAGCGCTGCCCGGGATCGTCATGTCGAGCGATGCCGAGTCAGATACCGGGGCCTTCAGCGTCCGGTCGATCACTTCATCAATCTGCTGGCTGATCATTGTCAGCTTGTCGATGGACTGCTCGAGCGTCTCGGCAGGCAACCGATCGTTCGGCTGGAGATCCGTCTCCTGCGTCAACGGGACGTTGCGGGTGACAACAAGCGTCGTGCCTGAAGCCGGAGCGGTAGTCATCGTGACGGTGCCGCCAGTCAGTACGCCAGCGCCAGTCACCGTGTAGTCGGTGCCAAGCACCTTGGTGGACTCGCTGCCGTCTGCAAGGCGCAGCGTGACAGTCAGTTGAGAGTTGGCAAGGAAGTAGAACGGCACCGCAAATGCGGTCGTTGATCCGTTGCCGGAAAAGCTCACTCGAGCGGTCGATGATGAGACGGTCATAGTTACTCCACTACTTCAGAAGGTGCCAGCAGGAACTCTTGGTTCTGCTCACGTTCGACCCTACGTTCCATTCGTCGCAGGGCACCCGGGTCTAGGGATTCCTGAATCTGGTACAGAATTAAGTAATCCAGAACTATACGGGTATAGAACAGATTCATAAACGGCGTGTTGGAAATCAGCATTCGGAACGCTGACGACGCCACATCGTCGCCTTTCATGGCTCTCTGACGCAGCTCGTCAAGATCGCCAAGAACGCCGAACGTTGGGCCAACCAAGGTATCGATAATGTTTTTGCCAAATCTGTTGGATTGCCCCAACAAGAAATCGCCATAAATCCCAAGTGCGCCGCCCTGCAACATGGCAGCGATCCACGTTTGCGGCTCTGTCGGATCGCGCGGCGTCTTTGCCTTTAGCAGATCCTTGGCGGCCATTGCGATATAGCCAAACGCAGTCATCGCCAGAATTAGCTGTGCGAGACCTAGCATATCGCCCTTGCCATACTTCAGATATTCGCCGAGTGAATTATAGCCGCGGCCATAGATCTCTCGACCAAACACTTGCCGGGTGAGCGCAGTCGGGAATCCCTTAAACTGCGAAATGTATCGAGCAATCTCACCGTAAAAAGACCCCGGTTTTGTGCCACGCGACCAGAAGTAGCGAGAGCGCACATCCGGCTCAATGACGGCAGTCATGGCTTGATCGATAATCAGGTTGCGCAATCGATCAGCCAAGTCTCGGCGAGCATTCCCTATAGCCGCGTCGCTGGTCGATCGGCCAATAGTCGCTAGGTACTGACGGATTGCGTCTGGCGACAATTTGGTGACTGCTTCCGGCACGACGTAGAACTTGCCATTGCTGTCTGACACAAACGCCTGACGCATAACATCCCACTCTGGGGCCGAGATACCATACTGTTGCAGCACGTTTTTTGAATCGGCGTTGATAGCATCGAACGCGGTATTACGCAGATTACCAAGCCAGTTAGCCGTGCCAATCTCCATGCCTTCGCGCAGGGTATCCGTCCACCAAGTCAGGCCGTTTAATCGGAAGAAGATCCGCATTAGGTCAGCCGACGTCGAGGACATCACATCGTCAGAGTCGAAGCGCATGGCAACGCCGCCGACGACATTTTCGGAAACGGTATCAATCATGTTGAGAATCTGTCTGCGCTCGCCTTTAGCGCGCCCTTGGAGCAAGGCGCTGATGCCATCGCCGATACCAGACAGAAGACCACCGCGGCCTTGATAACGGATCTGGCTTGCGTATACGGGCAAATCGGTAACGGCAGAGATAACCGCGCCGCCAAGTTTGGACATTGCCTGCAATGCGCGGATGTTAGATCCAACGCGAGCAGAGATCTGGGAGCCCGGAATGTTGGCTCGACCGTCTAGCATAGTCAGCAATTCGTTTGCCGTAGTGACTGCACCGGAGAACTGTTCTCGCAGCTCTGCATTGCCACGGAGTGACGCATCGATCTCGGCGATTGAGGCTTTAAGCGTGTACTCGGGGTTTGGCCCAAGGATTCGCATCAAGCCAGCTTGCTGCGCTGCTCGGCTCAAGTCGCCAAGCACCGCCTCGTTCAGTTTGCCAGCGCCAAACTTCTCGAGGTAATCAAACTCGGCATCGGCATCAAGGAAGTACAAAACGCGAGATTGTGACGCACGACGAGCCAGCGATCCCGGTGCCGTGTAGGCAGCAGCCTCATCATCAATAACGGCCATCTGCCGACCAGCAGAAAAGTCGGAATACACAAAGTCGAGGAACTCCTCGAGGTTCTGTCCCGGCTCCAGAGTGCGATCAATGTCGAGGCGCTGGCGAACAAATGCTTTCCATTCTTCCGCGCCTGCTGTCTTGATCTTGGTGAAGTCGTGTTGTTGCCGGGTGATGTATCCGGTCAAGTCACGAATCCACGCGCCGAATCGGTTGCGAGTATTGCGGGAATCCTCCCGGTACTTGTAGACGATCTTGGCAATCGTCACCGCCTCGCCAGCTAACCCCTCAAGCCGCGGGTTTTCGCGTCCAAGCTGGTACAGAGCGCGAGCCACATCTCGAGCATAGGCGTTGCTCATAAACGCCTCGCCGACCTTGGCTTGCTCAAGCTCGGCCAACATTCCCTTTGTC